ATCTGGCCGAGGCAGGGGAGGGATGCGAAGTCCCTCCCCATCCAATACTTTCAGGGCCTTACAACCACGGCTCTGACCCAGCGCGTTATTGCCGCCTACAACGCCCACAACGCTGTTGCAGCTTTTATCGACGGCGGGGGTGTTGGCGGCGGCGTGGTTGACCAGTGTCGCGCGCTCGGCCTAAACGTCTTTGAGGTGCAATTCGGCGCGGCGGCGGACGGCTTTGACGGCAGCGTTAAATATGCGAACAAGCGCGCGGAGATTTGGGGAGGGATGCGCGAATGGCTTCGCACCGGCGCGATCCCCTCCACAGCCGCTGACCGCGACCTCGTAAAGGAGCTTTCCACCCCGCGCTATGCCCTTAACACGAAGGATGCAATTCAGCTTGAGGCCAAGTCAATGCTCAAGGCCCGCGGTGCGGCCTCGCCCGACTTCGCCGACGCCCTTGCCTGCACCTTCGCCTTTCCGAACGTCCTGCAGCCCGGCCTCGCCGCGGCCCGTAGCTTCACCCTGCCCGATTACAACCCCTACAGCCCGGAGCGTTTGCAATGAGCCAGAAACCGCCTCCCGTTCCTCGCCCACCGACCCCGCCGCGCCTTGCAAGCGGGCGTGCCGCTACTACCTTCAGCCCACGCCTTCTCCTTCCACCCGCATTGCTGACCGGCGGCCTTGGCCTGCGCCGTCGCGCGCGCACCATCAAGCGCAGCTTGCTCGGAGGCGGCGGTGCCTAAACTTGACCCCCTCGAGCTGAAGAAGAAAAAAGCCTTCGTTCGGCAGCTTTCGGACGACTTCGAGCGCTGGCGGCCGCATTTTCAGGAGGTCGCCAAGTATGTGCTGCCGCGCCGATACGAATGGCTCGCCTCGCAGCGCGCGTTCGACACCAAGCGGACTATCTCGCCGTCCACCACAATCCTCGATCCCACGGCAACCGGCGCAGTTCGCGTTCTTTCAAACGGGCTGATGAACGGCATCACCTCGCCTGCCCGTCCGTGGTTCCGCCTGCGGCTGAGCGGCTTCCCTGAAGATCTCGAATACCCGCAAGACTTCACCGTCTGGCTCGACGAGTGCGAGCGGCGGATGAACATCATCTTCAACGAGAGCAACTTCTACAATGCGCAAAGCGTTCAGTATCTGGAGCTTGCAGGCTTCGGTACCTCGGCCATGCTCGTCTACGAGGACTTCGATGAGGTCATCCGCTGCTACAACTCCCCGATGGGCGAATACCGCATTTTCCAGGACAACCGCCGTGTCGTCGTTGGGCTCAGCCGCGAATTTCAGCTTAGCACTGCGCAGATGGTCGCGGAGTTCGGGCTGGAAAATGTCAGCGAAATGGTCCAACGGCAATATAAGGACGGCGGTTCGGGCCTCCTGCACACCCACCCGATTTGCCACCTGGTCGAGCCGAACACGCGCGACAGTGAGCCGCGTCTGCCAAGCGTTTTCAGCTACCGGGAAATCTATTGGGAGGCCAAGCATTCCCAGGACGGCAACGTCTTGCGCGTCGCGGGCTTTCGTGAAAAGCCGATCATCGCCCCGCGTTGGGAGTTGCTCGGCAACGACGCCTACGGCACTTCGCCCTCGATCGACGCGCTGCCCGATATCAAGCAGCTTCAACAAGAGACGCTCCGCAAGGCGCAGATCATCGACGCGCTCGCCCGCCCGCCCCTCCTCGCCGACTTCGGCCTGCAGGGCAAGGCTGACAGCCTTCTTCCCGGCGGCGTCACGTATGTCCCGCCCAACTCCAACTTCGGTGTCAAACCCGCGTATCAACTGAACGCGCCGCTCGGCGAGATGACCCGCGACATCATGGAAATCCAGTCCCGTATTCGCGAGGCCTACTACAACCACCTCTTCCGCAACGTCTCGACCTTGGAAACGGTGCGCAGCGCCGCAGAGGTTTACGAGCGGAAGGCCGAGGATATGCTGATGCTTGGTGGCATCTTGGAGCGGTTCCAGAACGAGGCGCTCGACCCGATCATCAAGCGGACCTACGGCATTATGCTTCGGAAAGAGCTGTTGCCCGAAGCGCCGCCGGGGCTCGACCCTGCAACCGTCAACATCCAATATAGCTCCATCCTTGCCGACGCCCAGCGCGCAGCCGGTACCGGTGCAATCGAGCGCTTCTGGGCTGCGGTTGGCGAGCTTGGCGCGGCGGTGCCCGATGTGCTGCAAATCCCCAACTACGAGGAGCTTGTTCGCGACTACGCTCGGCGGCTCAACGTGGGCGGCAAAGGCATTCGCAGCCGCGAGGAGGTCGCTGCGCAGCGTGAGGCGCAGAACCAACAGCTTGAGGCGCAGCAGGCTGCGCTCGTCGGAACGCAGCTTACGGAAGCTACGAAGAACCTCGCCGATGCCGATGTGGGCGGAGGGCAGAACGCGCTGCAGGCGGTGCTCAATGGTTAGAATATGGTGCTTGCAATGACGCGGGAGATGCGGTAAAATGGCCCAACCACACCAGAAGCTCCGGCGGCTCAACCTCCGCTACGAGCGCGAAGATCGGAACCGGCGCGATGAAGGACTGCGAAGGATCATGCAAACGGCGGAAGGGCGGTTTTACCTTTGGTCCCTGCTCGAGCGCTGCCGCGTTTTCTCTCAGCCCTTCAACGGCAACGCGCTTGAAACCAGCTTCCGCTGCGGCGAACAGAATATCGGCCAGCAGCTTCTCGCCCACCTTAACGAAGTCGCCCCTGACGCATTTTTAGTCATGATGAAGGAGAACCAGGATGTCCAGCGAAGAAGAAACGACGAACGAAGAGCAGCAGAGCGCGGAGACGCAGACGCAAGCTGATAGCCTGCTTGGCGAAGCCCCCTCCGAAAGTGAGGCACAGCAGGCCGCACAGGACTCGCTGCTCGGCGACGGTGAGCCCAAAGAGGGCGGCGAAGATGATGACGGTGAAGAAGCCCCTGCTTTCGACCTGACGCCGGTTGAGGCTGAGAAGATCGGCGACCTGGTGCCGGAGGGCTTCCAAGCCGATGATGAGGCCCTCAAGGACTTTGCCGAGCTTGTGAACAAGGCCGAAAGCCGTGAGGACATCGTGAAGGGCAGCCTTGAACTGCTCGCCCAACATCAGGCAAAGAGCGAAGAGGCGCTCGTTGAAGCCTGGAATGAAGCACAGAACGCTTGGCGGGAGGAAGTCAAGCGTGATCCCGAAATTGGCGGGGAGAAGCTTGAGGCTTCCCTCGCCAAAGCGCGCACCGTGATCGAGACTTACAGCCCGGATGCGAAAGCCCTGAAAGAACTTTTTGCCGTGAGTGGCGCGGGCAATTCCATCCACATGGTTCGGTTTCTCAACGCAATCGCGGACGCGCTTCCCGGAGAGGCGACACCCGTTGAGGGAACATCGCAGCCGGTCACAAAAAGTCAAGCGGACAAGCTGTTTGGCTAGCAACTAACCTAGGAGAAAGAAAATGGCGACACTCAGTGCCAACAATCCGACTCTCCTCGACCTGGCGCAAGCGACCGACCCGGATGGGAAGATCGCCACGGTTGTGGAGATTATGAACGAAACGAACGAGGTTCTGGCTGACTGGACCTTCATCGAGGGCAACCTGCCTACCGGCCACCGCACCGTCATTCGGAGCGGCCTGCCGACGCCGACCTGGCGCAAGCTCTATCAGGGCGTGCAGCCGACCAAATCGCAACGCACCCAGGTCACCGACACCTGCGGCATGCTCGAGGCCTACAACGAGATCGACGCGGCGCTGGCGGAGCTGAACGGCAACACGAATGAGTTCAGGCTCAGCGAAGCGAAGGCGGAGATTGAGGGCATTTCCCAGACCCTGGCGGCAACCCTCTTCTATGGCGACACCTCGGTCAACCCCGAGCGCTTCATGGGGCTCGCCCCGCGCTACAACAGCCTCTCGGCGTCGAACGCGGAGAACATTCTCGACGCAGGCGGCACCGGCTCGGACAACAACAGCATCTGGCTGGTCGTATGGGGACCGAACACCTGCCACGGGATCGTGCCGAAGGGCTCGCAGGCCGGTCTCAAAGTCACCGACAAAGGGCTGGTGACGATCGAGGATGCCGACGGTTCGAATGGCCGCATGGAGGCCTACCGGATGCACTTCCGGCAGGACGCCGGGCTGACACTTCGCGACTGGCGCTACGTGGTGCGGATCGCGAATATCGACAAGTCGAACCTGACGGCCGATGCTTCCAGCGGGGCGAACCTGCCGGAACTGATGTTCGAGGCGATGGAGATGATCCCGAACCTCGGCGCGGGCCGACCGGTGTTCTACATGTCCCGCAAGCTTCGCACGGTGTTCCGCCAGCAGCTGGCCAACGCCACGAAGCAATCGACGCTGGAGTATACCAATGTGGGCGGTGTGCGCAGCATGATGTTCAACGAAATTCCGATCCGCCGGTGCGATGCGCTGTCGGCTGACGAAGCCCGCGTGACCTAAGGAGACGCGCCATGATTATGGACAAAAACCTGACCTTCCTCGAAAACACCTCCGTTGCGGCTGCCAGCACAGGCACCGCGCTCGTGGGCGACGTGATCGACCTCGACGCTACGGGCCGGAGGCTTTTCAGCAACACCAACCTCAAGCTGGCGATCGTGGTCACAACGGCCTTCGCCTCCGGCACCAGTTCGACGATCCAGTTTCAGCTGGCGTCGGATGCGACGGCGAATATCGCGGTGGACGGCACACAGACCATTCACATCGCAACCGAGGTATTCACGGACGCTGAGCTTACCGCCGGGACCACGATCTACGTGGACCTGCCCGGCGGGATGCCGGTGTTCGAGCGGTATCTCGGCCTTCAGGTCGTGACGGGATCGGCGGCGACAACCGCCGGCTCCATCACGGCGGCGCTGGTCATGGATGTGCAGGACTGGAGGGCGGAAGCTGATGCCAGCAACTAACCTCTACCGGTTGACAAGCGCCTTCTATGACTCGAAGGGGGTGCTGCATCCGCGAGGGACTGAGCTTGTGCTGACCGAGGATGAAGCGCCTCGGTCGGCCAAGTGCCTGGGCAAGCCTCCAAAGAAGCCGAAGCCCAAGACAAAACCGGCGGATGCGCCGCAGACGCTTTCGGAAGCTGCGGATGAAGAGCCGAACATCGTAGATGTGCAGCCCGGTGATACGCTTGCCGGGCTCACGAAGAAAATGAAGAAGAAGCAGAAAGGCTAGGGCGATGGTCTCCACGGTCGTTGACGTTTACAACGCGGCGTTGTCCGCTGTGCGCGGCAAGGGCCGTCTCGCCACTACCTCGGACGACACGCGGGAGGCGGAAGAATGCAACATCTGGTATTCGCAAGTGCGGGACCAGGTGCAAGCCGCCGCTCGCTGGGATGTGTGCCGCACGCTCACCGACTTGCGTGCGGCCACAACCACCCGTGATACCTCGGCGGACTGGACGGCGAGTGCGCCAGAGCCGCAATACCTCTACGGTTATCCGTTGCCGAGCGACTACCTGCGTGCATGGCATCTTGCGCGGTTTGAGCGCTTCACGATCAGCTACAACACCGGCAACAGCGCCCTTTTGCTGAACACGGACAGTAAAGCCCCCATCCTCATCTACTCGCGTGTGGTTTCGGACGTGTCCCTGTGGCCCGCCGGGATGAAAAACGCTGTCATCTATGCGCTCGCCGCAAGCATCGCCGGGCCGCTCACCGGTAATAGTTCCCTGCAGCAGATCAACTTTCAACTCGCCAACCAAGCAATCATTGCCGCACGGGCGGTCGAGGCGAACATGAACACCGAACAGCTGCAAACCACGCCGCCGACCCTGCGCGCGCGAGGCTATACCGCAGCCCCCGAAATTCGGCGATACTACTTCCCGTACGGTCAACTGTTCGAGGCGGCATTGACGGATGTCTAATCAGGTTGTAAAGTTTGGCTTCAGTGCGGGAGTGCTCTCGCCGCGCGTACTTGCCCGCACTGATCTGGAGAAGTACGATCTCGGCCTTGCCCTCGGGCGCAATTTTTTCATCGACACGCTCGGCGGTGCAAGCACGCGCCCCGGCACCGAATTTGTCGATTACGTGCAGGACATGGGCGAGCCCGTCCGTATCACGCCGTTTCAGTTTAATGAGGATGTGGCGAACAGCTACTTGCTGGTATGGACGAAAAATCGACTGCGCTTTGTGCAGGATGGCGCGTATGTGCTGGAAGCCGCAGTTGCGATAAGCAGCACCGACAGCACCACGGTTACAACCTCGGTCGATCACGGCTACGCCGTTGGCGACTGGATCAAGCTTGGCGGGCGCACCTACGAGGTTGCATCTGTCCCGACCACCACCACCTTCACCATCACCACGCCGTTCGGCGTAGCGGCTGATCCAAGCGTCGGTTCACCAACTGAGGTATTCCGCATCTACACGGTTGCTTCGCCTTATGCTACCTCCGACCTTGCGCAGCTTGTGCTTGACCAAGATTTGGATGTCATTTACATAACGCATATTGACTATAAGCGTTATAAATTGTCAAGGCTGGGAGCAACTAATTGGACGCTAGCTGAAGTGGGTTATTCCCATGGAACTCTCTCAACAAATAATGTAACCAGTTCTGCTACTAGCAGTGGTAGTGCTAGCGCAGTTTATGCTATAGCCCCTGTAGACGAAAATGGAATTGAGTCAGGTTTATCCCGAAATGGTATACACCATGCAAATAATGGTGTTGATATTCGCACAACTGGCGGCGCTTGGGTCATTCGTTGGGATACAGTTCCCGGAGCAAAATATTACAAAGTTTACAGAACTACTATAAATTTTGCTTATGAACATGCTACAGCCGCCGAAAATTTCGGCTTTGTAGGAGATGCAACTGGTAGACAATTTATTGACGAAAATTTTATAGGCGATTTTACTCAAGGCCCATTGACCCCTACATACCCTTTTGACGGCGG